GCAGTTGTTGCCATGTTCACTGCACCGTCAATATCTACTACGTCAAGGTTAGCTGTACCATCAACATCAATAGCACCTGATATATCTAATGACGCAAAACTACCTACACCTGTAGTCGTAATTGCAGACGCACCATTATTAATTATGCCAAAGTCAGACGTTATTGAGCCGGCATTTAATGCACCTGTAGTAACAATACTGCCAGACCCGGCTACTGGACTTAGCACAGAAGCTATTGCAGTCCCACCTATTGTTATAGCATCAGCCTCAAGTGTACCGTCTACATCTACATCACCACTAAAGTCACCTGTAGCTGCATCTAACTCTCCTGATACAGTAAAGTTTCTTACGCCTGTATAATCTTTGTTAGAATCTAACACAACCGCCTTAGAAGCTATGGCTGTACCAATAGCAGTACTACCTAAGTCTAGTGCATTAATTTCACCTACTACAACGGTAGCACCGTCTAATTTATTTAATTCTTCTGGAGTAGAAGTAACTTGAGTATTAGAAGCAGCCGCTAAAACAGGAACCGTTCCAGATACATTAGGTAAAGTTATTGTTCTATCTGCAGTAGCATCTACCGATGTTAACGTAGTTTCGTGTGCATCAGCAGTAGAACCCTCAAATATAACTGCGTTATTAGCGTCCATAGTAACTGAGTTTACAGTGCTAAATGTTCCACTAACAGAAACATTAGGCACAGTTAAAGTACCCGTGCTAGGATTATAATGCATATCTCCGTCAGATTCTAGACCAAGGTTACCCCCATCTAAATCACCGCCTGCGGTAAAGATAATAGCATTATTTTCATTAGTGCTTTCATTATCTGTTATAGTAACAGCAGTAGCAACTGCTGCAGTACCGGAGTAACCAGAAGAAGTAATTGTACCTAAAGAAGAACCCGCATCTGCAAAAGTAACTGTACCACCGTCTGCATCAATAGTTACATTGCCCGCAACATCTAATGTCATGTTGCCAGAACTTAACGACATAGTAGTACCATCAATATTAAAGTTATCAATGTCTATACCAGCATCAGCTGTAATTTTTCCAGTGGAAACTATGGTAGAGCTATTTGTTATAGCACCATCTACTTGTAATGTAGAAGCCATGTCAACTGCACCATCGATGTCAACAACATCTAAGTTTGTAGTTCCATCTACATCAAGGTCACCATTAAAGTCTACATTGCCTGTTACTAGTAATGTAGTTGCCATATTTACAGCACCGTCAATATCTACGACATCAAGATTAGTAGTACCATCTACATCTAAATCGCCGTTAAAATCTACGTTTCCTGCAACTGCTAATGTAGTAGCCATATCTACTGCACCATCGATGTCAACAACATCAAGATTAGTAGTGCCGTCTACGTCTAAAGCACCATTGAAATCTACATTACCCGCAACAGCAAGCGTGGTCGCCATATCTACGGCCCCGTCAATGTCTACTACATCTAAGTTTGTAGTTCCGTCTACATCAATATTTCCACTAATGTCTAATGATGCAGCAATAATTTCTCCACTAGCATTAATAGCACCATTGATATCTATCGTTGTAGCTGCAATTTGTATTTCTGTATCTGCTACAATATCTAACTGTCCGTCAGCAGAAGAGTTAATATACAATCCAGTATCTCTAAATTGTATTTTATTATTTGTGTTTACTGTCCACGCAGAATTAAGATTAGCACCATCTAGTGCTAGCCCGGTTGAGGCATTTATATCTACTATAGGAGCTACTATTTCTAATTCACCATCTGCATCGATATCTAGTTGGCCATCAGTACTTGATGAAATTTTAAGATTAACATCTCTAAAGTTCATGACACCTTGTAAATATGCATCCTTATAAAGAAGGGAAGAAGTACCTAAGTCAAGCGTATTTGTTGTTTTTGGATTAACATTAGTAGCACTTACAACAAGGTCTTGAGCAGGACCTGCAACAGTAATAGGCCCACCTTCTGCAGCAGTACCGTCATGCGTATGTCCGGTAGTTGCAAAAGCAGATTGAATTGCGTCAAACTCTCCGTCAAGGTCTGTTGCATTAATAATGTTGCCATCAGCAATATTGTTGCTCGTATCATTACGAGTGTAGCTTGTACCCATAGTTAATTTTACCTTCTATCGTGAGTTGCGTACTCAACTGTCAATGCATCGAGTGAGTATGGGGGGTCTGTACCGTCAGATTCAAATTGAAATGACACAGCAAATGCGGAACCTACAACTGGAGTATCAAATAGTTTTAGTAGCTTTACACCAAAGGCTGTTGTTCCAAATACAGCTTCTCCGTAAAAACCTACAGCACCTTCAGTATTAGTAAACGTAACAGGAGTAGGTTGAATAGTACCCTGCGTATCAAAATCTAATTTTAAACTTGCATCAAAGTTTACACTACCTTGGGGGTCGGTGTAAAGAAATAACTTATAAAATGTCTTACGTACTCGTGGGTCCTGCATAGATAAATGTGGGGTAGCAAAGGTAGTTTGAATATTTAAACCATCAAAGCTGTTTCCCGATTCCATCTGATAAAGATAGCCATCATCATTAGCAAAAATTACTAATTCTACGGCGGCATTATATTCACTAGCTACTGCACTTACACGAATACCCCGAGTTTCTGCAAAGCCTGTTCCTGCACTACCTTGTTCCGCATACTGTGTGGCTATTATGCCTTGTGAGTTTTCTTGTGTAAGTGTATCAGAAAATCCAAATATTCTATACTGTGATTTTTCCCGGACTACACAACTTGTAAAAGTTGAATTAGTAGCAATGAACTTAGTAAAGTTATTTTGAATAGGCTTTGAAATTGCAGCTAAGCCAAAGTCACCAATACGTTCTGTAGCACTTAAAAGTCTTAAGCCATCAATAGCAAGAAACATTATGTCTCCGCCAATCTCTTGGACTGTATCACTATCAAGACAACCAATGTCTTTAGTAATAGGCTGCATCTTAAAGTCTGAAAGAGTACTACCTGTCAGCTGTTGAATGTGTCGTTCCGTAAATATAATCAACTGATTACGAAAAACTGCTAGTCCGGTAATTACAGAGCCTACATTAATTGACCCTGCACCATCTCCTGATTCAAATGTGCTATCAATAAATGGCCCTGTAAATGATAGGGTAGACCCCTTACCAAAAAACAAAGCATTCTTATATTCAATTACGTGAGTTGCACCTAGTACACCGGAAGGAGCAGCAGGTAAAGCAACAAAATCTGTATCATCATAAAGTGCAGGAGGATTAAAGCCATCTACTATTGCTATTTTTTCTGTACCGTTAAAGTTGTATCTAGCAAATCTTGCTTTAACTGCATTTTCTGTAGCTACAGATATAAAAGTAACTACTGCATTATCAGCAGGATTACTAGCCAGTGCTGGATTAATTGCTAGAGTAGAACCACCCCCACCGGATACAGATGCATCAGCAGTTACAGTATATACAAGGTTAATACCTGCAATTTTAAATACGTCACCTGCTTGAGGTACTCCGGTAATACCATCTATTGCTAAAGAGGTACCCGATTGACTTGCTCCATTTACAAGTGTAGTACCATAGTCATATACATTTATCTTTGTAAAACCAGAACCCGATGTTTTAAATATATCAGCATTCTTAGCTACGATTGCTTTATTTTCCCAGATTGCAATACCTAATGCTTTATAGTTAGCTGTAGTACTTACAAAAGTAACAGCATCTGCATTTGAGGGATTAACTATCATTGTTTGAAGAATAGTAAGTGTTACTCTATTATTGGTAGCATCAAAAACTGCACCACTAACTGCAACACTATACCTAAAAGATAGTACTGCTCCATCTGCAGGTGCTGTTAGAAGAGCAGGAGATATAGTTAAAGTAGAGTCAGTTCCCGATAAAGCAGTTGCAGAACTTATTGTATGTACTACTGAAGAGCCTGCAATTGTAAACGTATCATTTGCGGAAGGACGAACATTTAACCCATCTACATTTAAACTTGTGCCAGTTTGACTTGCTCCATCTATTGCTCCACCGGCTAGTGCAAAAACGTCACCTGCTCCGGGACTGGTGTGAATAGCACCAAGTATTAAAGTTTTACCACTCTGCCCATTACCGTGTACTACAGGAGCACTATATGGTGGAATGATAGCGTCATCATATTTAGAGTAGCCTTCGATACGCCTATAGCCACCCTCTACGGATGGTTCATAGTTACGAAGAATACGAGCAGAACCCGGAGCATTTACACCCTGTTGTAAAGGGCTTAAATTGGTTATTAAACCACCACGAAATTCTACTGGGTAAGTTTGCCATTTGTCCATTAACGTGGGAACCTTGCGCTGCCTCTATTACCCCCACCTGTATTCTGCGGGATTAAATAGGAGCGTAAATAAGAATAACGATTGATTAACATAGACCGCATACTTTTAATGCCATCTTCAAATTTCTCTTTTGCAACTAGTGCATCTTGTGTATTACCACGAAATAAATAAGCATAGTGCATAGCACCATCTACTATTACGTGCCTAAATCTTTCAGGAACTCCGGGAACATCATTGTGTAAAGCCATGTCTACAGGTACACTATAGTATTCATATACTATTGAGTATGCTTTATTAGGAACAGGAGTTACTATGTATTCAAGGGAAGGAGCATGTGACACACGTTGTGGGACACCTTGGCCTAAAGAAGTAGTAGTACTATTATACTCTTGGTCTACATACTTGTCAAGGTATTCTTCATAAACTATTATAGGAAGTTTGACTGTGCTATTTCCAAGAGTAGCATTTTCTTTAATTCTAAAAGTGTCAAAGTCAATTACTTTACAGTCTGTAGGAAAAGGATAACGGGTAACTCCTATAGAAAGTGTGTCTTCTTGCTCTACATGATTAAAGGGCCACTGATACTCTGATTGATTTATATAACGAATAGATGCTGATATGGCATCTTTTGCTTGCCCATAAAATCCTGTAGACGTAGCAAAGTTAGTTGAGGTAAGTTCAACTTCATTTAGTCGTCTATTGATATCATTTACTAGGCCAAGAAAGTTGTATGCCATATGTTTACTTCTCTCTAATTTTAATTTTAATTGTACGTTCTGCTACACTACTAGTGCTGTCAGTCATAGTACAACTAAATGTATACTCTCGATTGTTTACCCCACCTGCTAAATTAATAATAGCAACCGTAGAGGTATTTGACTGAGATGCATTTTGAATATTATCTGTTACTGCGCTACTTGAAGCAGTAGTCAAAGTTTGACCTGCGCCTAATGTAGTTTTAGCAATCGCATCTGTTTTTACACCCCATACTACTGAACTAATTGTTCTGGTGCCAAGGAAGCGTGACCAATCTACACTGTAATCTAGCGTTTCATCTTTATCTTTAATAGGCCAACGATTTGACATTAGTGTAACTCCGTTACATATACAGCATATTCAAAGAATACTTAATCTCTGCGTATATATACTGTTCTGTTTTGAAACTCTATAAGTACCACTCTGGTATCGGATGTCTTTGCAGGAGAAATAGCAATTCTTCGATTTTCAAAGGGTATATTAATTCTTCTTTCAGTTGTTGTAGTCATTAGGCTACCTATACTGAGTTGTAATTAGTAAAAAAGGGGGACAGTTAGTGTGAAACATAGCTGCCCCCCAATTTAGTTAAGCAAAGTCTCTCGCTGCTTCCAACGGTTCAACTCCACCTATGTCTGTGATATCCATACAGACGGCCCATATCCGCAGTTTACCTGCAGTAAGAGCACCTTCTGTTACGAATTTCAAGTCAATAGTATCGTCAGCAATAATAACTTGGATTTGCGCTGCTTCTGTTCCGGGAGTAATCCCATAAGTACCAGAAGCACCACCCACGATATCAAGGCCGTCAATGTACAAATCTACAGTACCACCTGTATAACCAAGGTCAACAGTAGCAGTACCAGAAGGAGAGGATTCAACAATTTCAATCCCAGAAGAAAGCACAACAGTACCTTTAGGTACGTTAAGCACTTGCTCTGTGTCTCCAGCAGCATAATCTGCACCATTAATGGCGATTTGCGCTTTGATGTCAAGTATGTTTTGTATTAGATACGGCTTGCGCCCACGGGCATCATTACCACGAGCAGGTGTATCTGCGACTACGTATGCGGTCATATTCTAACCCCCCTTACGCTAAGTGATACATGGCGTTAACAAGAGCTTCAGGACGAAGTATCTTGCGGCCATATAGATGCATACCACGAACAATGTCAGCAAAGCTGTCAGGGTCACGATATGTTTCTGTTTTGTTAATCTGCTCTGCAGTTGCAACAGCAGACGAGTGACCAGCAACAATTACACCAAAGTTAGCTGAACTGTTAGTTCCTGAGAAGGAAGCACCAGTACCAACTGAAGGTAGGTTGTTAGAAGCATACACTTTAAATCCGTGGATGTTGTCACTTACAACGCCGTTCTGTAGTCCGTTACCACCGAAGTCAGCATTAAATAGACGAGAGTCTTCGTCTTTCAATACTTCGATGAATACAGGGTCAAGAACAAGCCAGCGACCTTGCGAATCCACATTCTGCTGGTCTAGCTTACGAGCCATACGAGCAAGAACTTGAAGTGGGTTTGCGTCACCAGCAGCCGTTGGAGCAGCACCAGCACCAGTACGTGGCAGAATAGCAATAGCATCTGCGGCAGTACCACCGTTAAAATCAACAGCATCTAACTTCATGCTTGATAGTAACTCATCAGTACCTGCAGTAGATACAGCAACAGAACCATTAACGGTAGCGTTAACTGCACTTGCATTTGAACCGATAGCAGCTTGCTTATAACCAGCAAGGTAACCAAGAACGTCTTGGTCAAACTGGTCAGCAATACGGTACGCAGCACGTTCACTTGCAAGTGATTGAAAGTTTACGTGGCTGTGTGCTTCTTCAATGTCATCTACTTTAAAAGCAAAGTAATTAGCTTTGTCGATAGTTAGATTGAAGTCTTCATCGTCAAGGTCTTGCGGTGTGATAGTAGTACCACGTTCGTAAGCCTTTACTGTGATTTCCGGTTCTTTAATAATCTTAACGGAATCTCCCATTGTAGCAATCTCACCAAAGTAATCATTATTGGTGATTGCCTCACAAACAGCGGCCTTGCGGAAAGCAAGCTGCACCTGTTTGCTGTAAATAACGGGCGAAAAATTACCGTTAGGAAGATTACCATAACCAGCTTGTGAATTAAAAGCCATCTTAGTTTCTCCTAGATTGGTATTTTTGTCCAGAATTGGACGGGTTATTTAACAGATGCAAACTCACCAGACTATATAGGAGGCTGAATCACTATGGGTGCGTTTTCTATTTAGTCGGCCAACCAAATATTTAACGGGCCATGTTTATCAGGTAATCCGTAAGACTGATATTGTTTGCGTACTGGGTATAAACATATTGCAATATACTTATACCCAAGTGTCTCTAGTTATACTTACGTATAACCATTTGTCAACACTTTTTATCTGGCGGAACCAGACATATCATAGACGAACTTTCCAGTGCGGATAGCTTCTATGATTTCATCAGACTTCTTCTCGTATTCTTGAGCAGACATCTTATGAACTTGAGACTCACGTAGGTATGTAGACGCTTCATTGTCTTGAGGCTTGCTACGGGAATTACGTGAGTTAACTGTTTTTGCTGCATCTTTGCCGTTAGAAGATTTACTAGTTGTAATATTCTTATCGGTTTTATACAGGTCAATTGCTCTTGCGGCAGACTTTGCATCATCATCATTTTCATATAAAGCATTCTGAACCCACTTAGGTTGTTCGTCTGCCCATGTGTGGAAGTCATCGCTATCACGAATGGTTCCATAATCAGGATGAATTTGCATAAGCTCTGCTTCAGCTTTATCTTTCTTAGCAGTGTACTGCATTTCATCTACTATTTTTATTCTACCTTCTAATGCTTTAGATTGTTCAGTAGCTTTTTTAATTGCAATAGTTTCAATGATTGCTGCTACGTCAGG